CCGAAAGGCATAGCTGGAGTCTACCCCTCGTAGACCTATCTGTTCGATCCCAAGGCAGGCTTCATAAAGTTTCATATGATTAACCGACTAGGTTTTCCTAGGCTAGAACGAGCCGGTAATCCGGTGTCCGCACTGTAGGAAGTAGTGAATGATAGCAATATCTCTTATTGAGCTTCCAGGGTATATCCCTGAGATTCTGCACCTGAACGAGGTGACCTGTAGAGTAATCGCAGGCCTTAATATATTGTTCCCTCTCACCATGGTGGAAAGGCTTACACCCTTACTCCGCTGTAAAGCTTCTGTGAAGGTGGATGAAGACTTATAATAATAAAAAGTAACCAAAATGATTAAATTTAGTTTCATAAGTTCTTCACCTAAGCGCTCTGAGAAAGTATGGATCTCCTTATCGGAAATCTTTCATTTTCAAAGGTACTTGGGCCTGATCCTCTTTGGTGAGACTATACCAGATTCCAGGATATTCGTTAATCGGGTCAGATCTCTTATAAAGAGAAATGGCTGGGGGTTCACTTTTAGTTACCTAAAAGAGGCCTCCAGAATAACAATACACTTCCTTTCAGGTAAACCCGTCAAGCCCGATTATAAGGGTTTGAGGGTTAAGATTGACAAGGTAGGCTTACCTAAGATCTTACCAGCTGTCTGGAGGCGTAATGCCTCAGATAGCGTGTTGTGGTCTAGGTTTATCCTATCGTCCTTGCAAATCTTCAGGATCTTTCCATATCAGCCTCGCCCAAAATAGGATTCAATCTTGAATCCTTTTATAGGTATTGTTAAAACTCTACCTGATAATTTAGTTTTGGAAGTTGGGGAAGTCCTAGGATTTCGCCCCGATAAACGCTAGAATAAAATTCGTATGCATTTATCTGAGAAAGCCGGACCAAATTCGAGTAAAGCTACTCACTCATCATTCTAGGATGCACTTGCATTCTGGGGTGATTTGCGATCGCTTTACGCTTTCATAAGGTTTGTCCCTTGGACATATCGGAACTTTGTTCCTCTATGCTCATTGGCAATCATTATGGTTTTTGGCCTCCCTTAGTATGTCGTCTACCATTTAAAAGGGTAGAGACTTAAAATGGGAAAGCTTAGCGTGGTTAGAGATCAAGCGGGAAAAGCCCGAATAGTTGCTATTGCAAATTATTGGATTCAAAGTGCTCTATATCCTCTCCATGAGTATATCTACTCTTGGTTAAAGGGTATAGATGCCGATGGGACCTATGATCAATC